TCATCTGCGACAGGGTATTGTGGAGCCTCATCTGCGACAGGGGATTATGGAGCCTCATCTGCGACAGGGGATTATGGAGCCTCATCTGCGACAGGGAATTGTGGAGCCTCATCTGCGACAGGGAATTGTGGAGCCTCATCTGCGACAGGGTATCGTGGAGCCTCATCTGTTAGTGATCCTACTGGTGTTGCGGTTGCATGGGGACATGAGGCGAAAGCTAAAGGTTGCTTAGGTGCTCACTTGATCCTCTCTGATTGGAGATACATTGGAGAAAAGTGGTTTGATGGAGACTATAAAACTCCTTATGATGTAGAGAGTTGGGAGCTGGCTGGAGCTAAGATGGTACAGGTTGACGGTGAAAAGATTAAGGCTGATACATACTATAGATGTGTTGATGGAGAAGTAGTAGAAGCTGATGAGTAAATAACTGGAGAGCTAAGGAGAAAAAAAAGTTTCTTTTTAGCTCTCTTTTTGTCTAAAAAATCTTATATCTCTGGTTATCACTATAAGGAGGTGTAAGGCATGGAAGAAACTAAAAACGTGTGGATCTCAGATCAAGCGGCTGAGGTTTTAGAATATCTTAAGACTACTCACTATGAGGAAAGCATAGCGGTAAAGAGTGGGGCAATATGTGAGTTATTTAATTTAAAGAAAGAGAGTCTGAGGGCTGTGGTAAATTGTCTGAGGAGTGACGGATACCCGGTTTGTAGTTCTTGCCGTGGATATTGGTACTCAGAAAAGCCGGAGGATATTGATAAGACTCTAAAACATCTGGAGGGGAGGATCTCCGGGATGCAAAGAGCTATCACAGGATTAAAAAGGATCAGATCAGGAGAATAAACAGGAGAGACAGGAGCTTATAACTTTCTGTCTCTTTATTTTTGAGGAGGATAACGTGTTTAAAGAGGGCGAATTGATAAAGTATATGATGCCTCTTGATGCTGATTACAGTTATGGAGTAATCACTGAGCTCAAGAAAGGGAGAGCTGAGGTAGTATTAAAATCTTATCCTCAAGGGCTGGTTGTTGAGGTTCCTTACAGAGTGATGGAGCATATAAGAAAGAGGTGATTAAGTTGGGAGCCGTGAGGGTAAAGACCACAAATGATAGATTGCTGGAGATTGATTACAGTGATACAGAGGCAGTAAAGAAAATAATATCAAGCTGGGGAATGGTGGAGAAACTGGCTGAGGGAGGAGATACAGTAGCCTCAGCTATATTAGTAGATCTACAGACAGCAATAGGGGTAAGTATTACAGAGTTTGGAGAAAATAAAAAGGTTGGCTTTGATGTAAGCCGGATCAACAGAGGAGTATTAACAGAGGCTCAGTTTATTTCTCTGATCTATGTGTTAGGACTGGGATACAGACAGGATGAGATAGCTTATGTACTGGGCTGTAAAAAACAGACGGTAAATGTGCATATACAGAGAGCTCTTAAGAGGATCTGTAGATTTCT